AATCATCCGGATCCGGAGGTCCGGGTCACGAAGGGCGCGATCTACGAGTGGCTTCAGGGTCACCGGCCGAGCCCCGATCGCGCGCGCGCGCTCGTCGAGCTCTCGCGCGGAAGGCTCTCGCTCGATGCGATCTACAGTCACCGACGGGAGCGCGATCGGCTGGTCCGGGAGGAGAGTCAGGAGGGCGACGGGCGTGGCTGAGTTCCGCATTGAGGCGAAGTTCGACTCGACGCAACTCCTACTCCGGATGCGTAATGGTCGCAAGCGGCTCGCCTACGCCGCGGTCAACGCTATCAACAAGACAGCGAAGCTCGTCCAGAAGACAGCGCGCGAGCGGGTCGAGGAGGAGTTCACCGTCCGAAAACCGGAGTTCATCCGGAGACAGGCCGCGATCATCAAGCCGTTCGCGTCGGTGAAGGACGCGCGTCCCTTCGCGACGATCTCCGTCGGTCAGAAGCCGCGGCTCTTGCTCTCGCTCTTCGAGCGCGGCGCCGAGCGGAAGCCGGCGACGCCGGGCGCGCGCTACGTGGCCGAGCCCGTCGTCGGAGGTCCGGCGCGACCGTCCTTCGAGTCGACGGTCCCGGTCGAGCTCCGGATGAAACGGCTCCGCTTCGAGCGGACGAAGTCAGGGAAGGCTAGGAAGTCCGTCGCCGAAACGGGGACATATCTGATCCCAGGGACCGGGATCTTTCAGAGGATCGCCGGCGGGGAGTCTCGTCTCGTCTACTTCTTCACGCGAGGGAAGAAGCTGCAACGTCGTCTCCGGTGGGAGGAGACAGCGAAGCGGATCGGGGAGAAGTGGCTCTCCGTGTACTTCGAGCAGGAAGTCCAGAAGGCCGTCTCTCGCGAAGGGAGGACGTAGGTCAGGCGCGCTCCGCGCGCGGTCGACTCGACAATCGAGTCCGGAGCTAGGGTCCGCAACAGGAGGTCCGAATGGATCTGCAATCGTTCTGCGATCGCACAGCGCTCAAGATTGTCTCGACGTGCTCACCGCTCCCCGTTGGGAAGTCGGTCACGTTCGGGGAGGGACGGAGCGCTATGCTGAAATCGCTTACCCTGGCCGGCGTCCGCTCCGCGAGCGCCGGCCGTCTCTTGTCGTCGCTCCTCGATCGGATCAATCGCGAGGTCGAGCGGCTCGATCCGACGCTCTCGATCTCTTGGGACGACGCCGGCTTCTCCGTCCGAAGGGAGACGAAACAATGAGACGCGATCGCGTCCGCTTCAACATCCGTCGCCGGCTCGCCGGGCTCTCGCTCGACGACGTCGGCGAGCTCTTGCGGATCAATACCGACCGCGGCGCCGGCCGGGAGCTCGCGGCGTCCGTGCTAGGCGAGCCGGATCCCGTCGCGTCGATCGAGGATCTCAAGGACGCGCTCCGGGTCGCGCTGAATCGAGGGCCGGATCTCCGGGTCGTGTTCCGGGAGCTCGCAGTCGGCGAGCTCGTCGCCGGGCGCGCCGGCCGAAACGTCCGCTGGACAAGGATCATCCTCGATCTCACGCTCAAGAATCTCTCGGAGGCCGTCGGTCACTCGATCGCCTACTGGTCGGAGTTCGAGCGGGACGAGAAGCGCGCCGAGCGCGCGATCGCGACCTCTCTCTCCGAGGATCAGGCCGACCGGCTCGGATTCCTGATGAAGTTCGCGGCGCTCCGGCTCGGGGGACTATTCCCGAGCTCCGCGCTCCCGCTCAACAACGACGCGAGGCAATACTGGCTCGATCCCGAGCGGGTCCGCGAGCGCGCGGCCGAGCTCGGGGTCATAATCAAGGAGGGCGGCTGATGTGGGAGCCGGAGGAGGTCGACTTCGCTCAGGCGCGCGTCCTCGGAAGCGGCGACAACGAAATCCTAGTGTTCAAGCGCTGTCCGGCGTGTGGGCGCTACATCCGATTCGGGCCGGAGGCTTGCGTGTTCCTGACGAGGGAGGGAGACGTCGTCCGCTTCGAGGGCTTCGAGTGCTCTCGATGCGGGACGATCGAGCCGTGCTGGATCCGGACGCCGTAGAAGGAGGGACCGATGAGAGAGTACAAGGATCCGCGCGTCCTGATCCGCTTCGAGCCGTCCGTCCCCGGAATCAGCCGCGCTCACATCAACGTCGTCAACTCGCGTCATGTGTTCTGCGAGCTCACCGCGCGCAACATACAGCGAGCGCTCGCGCTCCCCGAGGACGGGGAGATCGTCCAGGTCGAGATGATTCTCAGGAGGGTCGAGGACGATGACAACGAGCGAGGCGATTGAGTGGATCGCGTCTCTAATCATCTACCGCTTCCGGGGACTACGGCGGGACGAGGCTGATCTCCTGCCGGCCGACGATCCAGACATCGAGCTTCTCGGGGTATCGCCGATCGAGGCCGAGATGATCGGACGACTCAGAATCCGCGAGGTCGAGGAGTTCGTCCAGCTGTTAGAGCCGGAGCTCTCCGTCGCCGGCTGGTCTGTTACGTGGGGAGAGGAGGTCGTCGGGAAGATCGGACGGCTCTCCTCGTTCGGCTTCGTTGTGCGGAGGATGAAGGGCGCGCCGATCCGTCACCGTTTGCGATTTGCGCTCCGGCTCGTCTTTCACCTGATCGACGAGGGCTTCGAGGGCGTCGCGCGTCACGCCGCGAGCGGCGTCCGGATCGGGCGGCGGGTGATCGGTAGGATCCTCAGCGAAGGGAGGGAGGGATGAGCCGTCTCGCGCTGGCAATCTTAGAGGCGACGCCGACGATTGTGTTTGACGACTACCCTCGCGAGTGTCTCGGGGACTTCGACTCGGCGAGCCCGAGGCCGTGCGGCTGGCTGGCCGTCGCTCCTCAGGAGGCGACGACTATCGAGGAGGCCGGGCTCGTCCCCGTCTGCAGTCACCCAGGAATGCATCACTCGACGGCCGTTCCCGAGATCCCGAAGCAGTCAGGCCGGCCGTCCTGGTGTCCGCTCCGGAGGATCGAGATCACGGTCTCGACCGGGGAGGAGGGGGAGGCCGGGGAGGGAGGGCCGGGACGGTGACGGAGGAGCGGCGGTCCGTGCTATCCTATGCGGCGACGACCGGCGAGCTCCCGGAGGGCGAGACCTGGCCGTCGATTGTCCGCGAGCTCCTCGACGAGCTCCGCGCCGAGGAGGGCCGGCGCGCCGATCTCGACGACGCGCTCGTCCTCGCGCGATCGGGCCGGGACGCGAGCGCCTACTGATCCGGGGAGATCCCGTCGATCGAGATCGAGGACTACGGGCGCTGTAGGCGCGAGATATTGCCGAGGCCGTTCAACAGTTCGGGCTGTGGGGGCCGTGTGTGGGGGTGTCACGGGTCCTTTCTGGACCTAAGCCGAGAGTTCCGGCGACCGCTCACTCCCCGAGGTCGGAGGGTCCAGAATCAACGCACCACCCGACGCCGCCGGCCGGCCGGATCCCGCTCCCGCCGGCGCCGCGATCGGGCCGGATCGGAGGTCGCGTCGGGGCCGGATTCCCGCTCTCGATGGACTCAGCGAGGAGGAGGACACGATTTGGCGACGAGGAGATCGGGCGCGAGCTCGCGCCGCGAGGGAGGTCGAGGTCTGGAGCGCGTGGCACTCTCAGCGAGTGCCACCCGTGCCACCGAAGGCTCCGATCCGACGGTCCGGACGAGGTCAGGCAATCCGAAGCGGTCGAGCCGGGCGCCGGCGAAGAAGAAGCCGCCGGCAAAGAAGCGCGCGCGAGTGAAGAAGGCTCCGGCGGCGCCGGTCGTCGCGGCCGAGCTCAGGGTCGAGCGGAAGGCGCTCGCGGATCTCAAGCCGATGCCGGTCAATCCGCGCGTCGAGCTCCGGCCGGGGATGCCGCGCTACGAGAATCTCAAGCGGTCGATCGAGCGTCACGGCTTCGTCGATCCGCTCGTCTGGAACAAGCGCTCGAATCATCTCGTCGGCGGCTGGCAGAGAAGATCGGTGCTCCTCGACATGGGCTTCACGGAGGCCGACGTCTCCGTCGTCGACCTCGATCCCGAACAGGAGCGCGAGCTCAACATCCTGCTCAACGGGGTCGGCGGCGAGTGGGATTATCAGGCGCTCGCGCTGGAGCTCCAAGCCTACGACGATCCGACGGTCCTCGGATTCCCCGCGGAGGAGATCGACCGAATCTTCGAGGAGGCCGGGCTCGGGACGGGCTCGGGCTCGGAGGGCGGCGACGGCTTCGGGGATCTGGAGAAGGAGCTCGCCGGGCTCGCCGGCTCCGAGGATTACTCGATCGTCCTGATCGTCCCGCTCGAACATGCCGACGAGATCAAGACCTGGCTCGCAAACGGCGAGCTCGACACGGCCGCGGGTCGGGGCCGAGGAGTCCTCAAGAGATGCGGATTGCTCTGATCGACACAACGAAGCGGCGTCAACACTATCCGATCGGGCTCCTGAAGCTCGGGGCGTGGATCCGGGATCGCGGCGACGAGTGTCAGCTGTTCTCCGGAGAGCTCCCGCCGGCCGGCGCCTTCGATGAGATCTGGCTCTCGACGATCTTCTCGTTCGACATGCCGCGCGCGCTCGGCTTCGCGACCGCGGCGTCAGCGCGCGCCGATCGGGTCGTCCTCGGCGGGGTCGCGGCGACGCTCTTCCCGGACTACTTCACGCGGGAGGGCTTCGAGGTTCACCGGGGACTTGTCCCCGAGGCCGAGAACATGGCGCCGGCTTACGATCTCCTTCCGGAGCGGCCGAGCTACGCGATCACACACACGACGCGCGGCTGTCCTCGGGACTGCGACTTCTGCATGGTCCCGCGGCTGGAGCCGCGCTTCGTCTATCGGGACCGCTGGCCGGACGACGTCCCGGAGGACGTCGAGGAGCTCCGCTTCTACGACAACAACGTGCTCGCGATGCCGGTCAAGCGCTTCGAGCGTCTCGTCCGACGGGTCGAGGAGGTCGTCGAGGAGCGAGGGATCTCGATCGTCGACTTCAATCAAGGGCTCGACGCGCGACTCCTCACGGAACGGAAGGCCGATCTTCTCGGCCGGCTCCCGACGCCGTATCTTCGGTTCGCCTTCGACGGGATGCAGGAGGACGGTCACTATCAGCGCGCGGTCCGGATGATGGCCGAGCGCGGCGTCCCTGAGTTCCGGAGCTTCGTCCTGTTCAATCACACCGGGACGCCGGAGGAGTTCTACTACCGGATCCGGGAATCCGTCGAGCTCCAGGTCGAGCTCCGCGCGGAGGGCTACAAGGTCAGGGTGAAATCCTATCCGATGAAGTTCGCGCCGGTCGAGGCGCCGGATCTCGCGCGCGATCATGTCGGCTACAGGTGGCGCCGCTCCGACCGCGACGGGGTTCGGCTGATCCTTCGGACGTCCGCGGCCGGCTCGATGTACGTCGCGCCGGCTACGCTGGACGAGTTCGAGTACTGGTGGGGGCGCGACGTCGACGAGTTCCTCAAGCTCCTACGATTCCCGAAGCTCCGGCTTCTCCTCGACCGCCGTCGAGGATCGCGCCGGATCGAGCTCGCGCGCGAGCGGGAGGAGGGAGGCGAAGATGTCGAGGGCTGAGAAGTGGACGGTCGCGGGGATCGGGGCCGTCGTCCTGGTGGTCGTGGCGGTCGCGGTCAAGGCGTTCGCCGTAGTGTCCGAGCTCCCGGAGCGGCGCGACTTCGTCGTCCGCGAGCTCGCGGAGGCAGTACTCGAGGGCGACGGCCGGCTCCGGCTCGACGTCCTGGTGACCCGGCTCCGCGACGATCCTATGACGCCGCGCGCCGTCCGCTACTACTACGCCGCGGTCGAGGGTCGCGTCGCGCTCGTCGACTCCGTCGCCGGCGACTTCCGTCCGGGCCGGTTGCGGCGCGAGCCGGATCGGGTCGATTGGAGCGAGCAATGATCCCGCCGACACTCCCGCCGCGCGCCGGCGAGTTCGTTTGTCTACCGTCCGGGATCGACCTCAAGGCGATCGAGGGTCAGGCGCCGGGGACGATCGTCTCCGTCGCCGAGCCGCGCTTCCGAATCGAGGAGATCTACCGTCCGGAGCCCGATCGCGTCGATTGGGGGAACATCCTCGGGACCGCGATCTTCCTCGGGCTCCTCGCGCTCGGGCTCTGGAAGCTCGGGGCGTTTCTCGGGCTCGCGTGATCGGAGGATCGGGTGTCCGCTCTCGTCTCTCAACGAGAATACGCTCGGCGCCGGGGCGTCGCTCACACGACGGTCCAGCGCGCGATCAGGGACGGCCGGATCTCGTCCGTCGACGGGAAGATCGACCCGGCGATCGCAGATCGAGAGTGGGAACAGAACACCGACCCGAGCAAGCCGCGGAACAGTGTGATCGGAGCGCCGACTCGACGCCGGCCGGCCGACGGTCCCGAGATCCCGATGGAGCTCGACGGCGGGAACGGGGACGGGCGCGCTCGCGGAGGCTCGACCGGGTACTCTCGGGCGCGCGCCGCGAGGGAAGCGGCGAAGGCACAGCTCGCGAAGCTCGACCTCGACGAGCGGCTCGGGATCCTCGTCCGGACCGACGAAGTCAAGCTCGCGGCGTTCTCGGCCGCGCGGACGGCGCGCGACAAGCTCCTCGGGATTCCCGCGCGGATCGCTCCCGTCCTCGCGGCCGCGGAGGGCGCCGACGAGATCGAGCGTTTACTTCTCGACGAGATCGAGGACGTCTGCAAGGAGCTCTCGAAGGATGAACCTGCAGAGCGGATCTGACGTCTACATGCCGAGCTATCGCGCCGGCTGGCTTCCGGAGCCGCGGATCTCCGTCTCCGATTGGGCCGATCGGTACAGATTCATCGGGACGAAGGCCGGCCACGACGCGCCGCGCTGGTCGACGGAGACGACGCCGTATCTTCGCGAGATCATGGACGAGCTCGGGCCGCGGTCCGACTCGCGCGTCGTCGTCTTTGTGAAGGGCTCGCAGATCGGCGGGACGGAGGCCGGCAACAACTGGCTCGGCTTCCTGATTCACCTGTCGCCGGGAGGGATTCTCGTCCTTCGTCCGACCGTCGAGGAGGCTCGGCGCTTCAGCCTTCAGCGCTTGGATCCTATGTTCGAGGCGACGCCGGTGCTCTCGAAGCTCGTCGCGCCGGCGCGCTCTCGCGAGGGAGGGAACACCCGGCTTCTCAAAGACTTCCCCGGCGGCGTCCTGATGCTCGTCGGCTCTAACTCCGCAACCGGCGTCAAGTCGATGCCGATCCGCTATCTCTTCGCCGACGAGATCGACGAGTATCCGGGCGACGTCGACGGCCAGGGTGACCCGATCGCGCTCGCCGAGAAGCGAATGTCCGGACCTAACTTCGCGCGACGGAAGGAGCTCCTCGTCGGGACGCCGACCGTCAAGGATCTCTCGCGGATCTGGCGCGAGTTCGAGAAGACCGATCAGCGCTACTTCAACGTCCCTTGTCCCTTCTGCGATCACTACGACACAATCCGGTGGGAGAATATCCGCTTCGAGACGGAGAATCACAAGCTGATCCCCGAGAGCGTCGCGCTCGCGTGCGTCGCGTGCGGGACGCTGATCGAGGAGCGCTACAAGCTGGAGATGCTCCCGCGCGGGAAGTGGATCCCGACGGCCGAGGGGATGCGCGGTCGGGTCGGCTTTCACCTTGCGAGTCTCTACTCTCCCTTCGGCTGGTTCTCTTGGACCGCGGCCGTCGAGGAGTGGCTCGAAGCCTACTCCGACAAGATGAAGCTCAAGGCGTTTCGGAATACCGTCCTCGGGGTGACCTTCGAGGAGGAGGGAGACTCCGTCGATCCGGACTCGCTCCTCGCGCGCGTCGAGAAGTATCCGGCGCCGGTCCCGGAGGGCGTCGGCGTTCTCGTCGCGGCGGTCGATGTCCAGGACGATCGTCTGGAGTGCAAGGTCAAAGGCTACGGCGCCGGCGAGGAGTCCTGGCTGATCGACTACGCGATCCTGCACGGCGATCCCTCGACGGAGACGCTCTGGAGCGATCTCGATCAGTTCCTGCTCGGGAGATACAAACACGAATCCGGGAGGGAGGTCGCGATCGCTTGCGTCGCCGTCGACTCAGGAGGACATCACACAGACGAGGTCTACAAGTTCTGCGCGCGCCGGCTCAAGCGGAGGATCTTCGCGATCCGCGGCGGGAGCGAGCGCGGTCGTCCGCTCGTCGGCCGGCCGAGCGTCAACAATCGCTACCGGGTCAAGCTCTTCACGCTCTGCGTCGACACCGGGAAGGCGATGGTCTACTCGCGGCTCCGGATCTCGGAGCCGGGCGCCGGCTATTGTCACTTCCCCGAGGACATCATCGACGCGGAATACTTCGAGCAACTCACCGCGGAGAAGGCGACGTCGGAGTGGCGCCGGAACAAGGGGACCGTCCGAGTCTGGCACAAGCTCCGCGATCGTAACGAGGCGCTCGATCTCGAAGTCTACTGTCTCGCGGCTCTCTACATCCTCGGGCCGGCGTTCGTCCGGAGTCTCCCCGAGCGAGCGGCCGCTCTCTCCCGTCCGGTCGACGTCCCCGAGGAGGAGCCGCGAGAGCGATCCGGGCCGGCGCTGCCGAGGATCAGGCCGCGCGGCTATGTCGACCGTTACAAGGGCTGAGATCCCCGACTCTAGGGTCGGGGTCGGAGGAGATCGTCGCTCACAGGCGATATTTGGAGCTCGGATTCCCGGAGATCCGGCCGGACGGGAGGGATCCCGCGCCGCCGGGCCGGATCCGGGCTCCGATCCCGATCGCGATCGTCGCTCAGAGGGGAGGATTCAATGTCGATGTTTCTCGCTCTCGGCCGGAAGTGGAGGCCGGATCCTTTCGCTCCGAGGAGCTACGCCGGGCTCTACGCCGCCGGCGACGTCTCCTCGACGAGCTCGACGGGGACCGCTGACCGCTACCGGCTCGCGTTCACCGTCCCGGATCTCCCGGATCTCGCGACGATCATCGAGCTCGCGCGCGCCGGCCGGCTCTCGATCCGCGATCTCCCTCGGCTCCTCGTCGGCGATCAGACCTTCGTCCGGCGGGAGATCGTCGGTCCCGTTTGGGAGTGGATCGGCGCCTTCCTGATCCGGGTCGGGACGTTCACGCGCAAGGACAAGAGGCCGACCGTCGTCAATCATGTCGCGACCGTCGTCCGCGAGCTCCGCGCGACGGAGGCCGCGATGATCTCCGACGTCCGGCTGACCGATCAGGACATCGAGCTCCTTCGGAGGATCGACGAGACGAGGTTCCTGAAGCGGACCGTCGATCAGGGGATCACGCTCAGGGACGCGGACGGGATCGAGATCTCCGTCCGTCCGGCCGATCAGGGGCCGATCGTCGATTACGTTCTCGCGGAGGCGCTCGGGAGCGGAGGCTTTCAATATCGGCGGCTCCTGGGCGCCTACGGGGACGCGCGGAAGTACTCGATCGCGATCGCGCGTAACCGGCTCGTCACCGACCGACACCGGGAGAAGATCGTCGCTGCTTGCGAGCGGCTCCTCGGGAAGTCCTACGGCTACCTCAAGATCGGCGCTCACGCGCTCGACTACGGGCTGACGAAGCTCTGGCAACTGACCGGCGCGAGGTCCGACGTCTACGCCTTCCGCTGGCTTTGCCGGATGGAGCGCTACCCGATGTGCTCCTGGGCGTCGCTCTACGAGTACGCCGAGGCCGGCGTCCCGTTTTCGACGCCGATCGAGACGGGCTCTCCCGACGATCTCGCGGACGAGTGTCGGGAGAAGTCGTCGGTTTGGGATTGGCCGTACATCTCGCCGGCAATCGCCGACGAGATCCTCGCGGAGAGGAGGGCTCAATGAGAGAGGTCTCGCTCTCGACGATGAGAATGTACGACGACGGGGCGACGGTCCGGCTCCGCTGGATCGACGAGGAGCTCGGAGAGCGCTCCGTCGAGATCCGGGCTCAGGACGTCGTTCTGACCTTCCGCTCGATCATCGAGCTCAAGGACGGCCGGCGCCTACATCCGACTTCGCCGGCGCTCTACGGTCCGACGCCGAACGAGATCACCGAAAACGGCGGTCCGTGGTACGTCGTCGGCTACCCGGAGGGCGGCGATCCCGGCCGGCTCTCTAC